TTCATTCTGAGGTGCTTTGTTGCTTACATGGTTATTATACCATAAAATGCAGAGAAAGTACACAACTTTTTTCAAAAAAGTGAAAAAAGGCCCCGGATGTAGTCCCCGTATAGAGAAATTATGACCTCGAAAGGCATAAATTGTCCATTTGGAGGCTTCCGGGGTCAAAAATACCCACCAAAGTGCGCATCGTTGAGAGGCGTGGTGGGTCTGCTATGCGCAAAAGTGCGAGTGCAATCTTAATTCTAGTGAATTAAGACTGGTTGCGTAAATCATTTTGCATACGTCTATTTATACTTTGGGTATAACTGCTTTAATGAGTGCGCGATGTTCAAGACGCGTTTTAGTATTTTCTTTTAGAGTTACTGAAATATCGTTTGCCTCTAAGGCATCAATTATTGCTTGTATTGAGTCATAGATATGACCAATATCTTCTTCGCTAAATTGCGGATAATTAGCTTGTCTTCTACGAAGCCAGTCATATTTGTCCTGTTCTTCGTTTATTACGTCAATCTGTTCTTGATTTTCTGTATTCATGATTAGTTATTATGATATTTGTAAACCAGCAGGTTTTACTAAAGTGCTAAATGCGTTATTTGGAGAAGTTATCTGCCCTACTGCTTTTACAATGAAACTTGCGGTGGTTGAAGCAGGTACACTAACCCCTATTGTGCCACCAAACGCAGCACCCCCATTGTTATTAAACATACTTATTTCAGGCCACACAAGCAAATATCGATTGGTAGCTACTTGTCTACCACTAATTGAAAATTTTGGAATAATATATGTAACTGGTCCTAATGGCAATACTGGGTTTTGAATTGCAGCTGCAAATGTGCCAAATGCGACGGGGGAATTTATAAGTGCAGTTGGCGAATCTGACCACTGCGCTTTCATTTCGACAAACAAAGAACTAGCAGCAGCCAAATTTGTCACGTTTGAATAGTCATATGTGATAGATAAATTATACATGTCTATACTTGTAACATTCATGACACTTGAAACGTTAGCCAAAGAATCCCATACAAGATGTATATTATACGGTCCATCAAATGTGTTATTAGTATTATTGCCTGCAAGACCAATAGGGTCATATGAAGTAGAATTTAAACCACCTAAATAGTTAATATCTTGCGTAGAAACCACAATAGAAGTTGAAGGTACTTGTTTAATTACTAAAGAACCATTTGAAACAGCAAGAGTTTCGTCGTCAACTTTTACTCCAAGATTGCCCTGTGAATCGACTTGAAAGGCTCCAGTGTTATTATACTTGATATAATTACCAGCAATTATTCCATCGCGCGCAACTAATTTACTAACAACGACAGTGCCTGACACTGAATCTAAATAATATCCATTGGTACCAACGTTAATTGTTCGTACCCCTGTGGTAGGATGTGTAGTTATTTGTCCGTTAAAATTGTCACTCTGTATATTTTTTGTTAATACGAAATCTGTTACTAAATTGCTAGCAGCAATTATATTTGATGCTAATAAACTATTAGACGCAATTGCTCCTGCTGCTATCTTACCTGCAGTAATAGCTCCAGCTTGAATTTGGTTTGCAGTAATAGCTCCAGCTGCAATTTGGTTTGCAGTAATAGTATTAGCAGCAATTTGGTTTGCAGTAATAGCTCCAGCTTGAATTTGGTTTGCGGTAATAGTTCCAGCTGCAATTTGAGTTGCAGTAATAGTTCCAGCCGCAATCTGGTTTGCTGTAATGGTATTGGCCGCAATTTGGTTCGCAGTAATGGTATTGGCTGCAATTTGGCTTGCAGTAATGGTATTGGCTGCAATTTGGTTTGCAGTGATCGAACCAACACCTATTGATATTGCTGTTAATACTCCCGTTGCAATCTTATCAGCAGTAATAGTCCCAGCTGCAATTTGGTTTGCTGTAATGGTATTAGCTGCAATATTGCCAGCTGTAATAGTATTAGCTGCAATCTTATCACCTGTAATAGTTCCGGCTGCAATATTGCCAGCTGTAATAGTATTAGCTGCAATCTTATCACCTGTAATAGTTCCGGCTGCAATATTAACAGCAGTGATCGAACCAGCACCTATTGTTATTGCTGTTAATACTCCCGTTGCGATCTTATCAGCAGTAATAGTCCCGGTTGCAATATTAGCGGCAGTAATAGTTCCAGTTGCAATATTAGTGGCAGTAATAGTTCCAGCTGCGATCTTATTGCCTGTAATAGTTCCACTAGATAATGCATTTCCAATCGCGCTGTCTATAAATTGTTTAGCTGTTATTTTTTTATTGGTCCCATCAGGACTCATAGTGTTGTCGCCAGTATCAATAACTTGAATTAAATAGTTCGAACTAATTGTCTGTGTCGAATCTAGTTGCGAAGTTTTCTTATTCATATAGTCTATTTATACCTTTTTCTTTTTCTCCTCAGCGCGTATACGACTCTGTATTTTTTTGCCACGCTTCTCTAGGCGATCAAGCACCTGATGCGCGTCCATCCAAATGTCTTTGTCTTCAAGCATGTCTTTAATCTCGGCTTCAGTAAGAAAGTCTGAATACATATCTTTAAAGAGATTTGCACTCCAGTTGCGTTCATGAACCATGCCATGATACATCTCGCCACCTTTGCCAGCTGTTCCTGCACTATAGTTATGAAACAAGAACATGCTGTGATCTGTTATCATATACTCATCAGCCATCAAAAAGATAAGGGTTGCTGCGCTCATGCATGCGCCTTCAACACTCACCATAATATGAGCTTCAGTTTCTGAGAGTGCTTGCATAAACTGAATAGTAGTAAACAAGTTGCCTCCTGGACAGTTAATGTGAATCTTTACAACGTCGCTTGGTCGACTGTTGCGTATGTCATGAAACCACTGTATATAGTCACTTGCGTCGCCAATCTCTTCAGAGAGGTAATATTCTTTGATTGCACCATAGTCACTTGAGAAGCAATCATTCGCGCCGCCCTTTAAGATGTCTAGTAAGCCCTTATTTTGTATGTTTTGTTTATGCATGACCGAATAGTTTTTTGGTGTTATATTCATTTATAGTCTTAAAAAGTTCTTTTGTCCAGCGATCTCGTTTTTGTACAAAGACCAACGGCTTTGCGTGGTTTTCTACTGCCATAACAATTACTCCTTGACTTACTGGGGTGTCAGTGCGCTCTTCACACATAATAGCGTATGCCGCCATCTGTATAAAATAACTGTCAATCTCGTCTTCAGTTTTAACTCGAGAGCTTGTCTTAAAGTCAATAATACTAAGACGGCCGTCAAATTCTGCAATGAGGTCAACTCGACCAGCAAGGCCAAGATGCTCTGAATAGAGTGGAGCCTCTTGAAGACGCACATTATCGATATGGCTGTCTAAGATAGGTTTTATAGAGTTAAACATGTCTTTTACATGAGGCATCTCTCCTTCAGCAAAATAGTGTTCTTCGTTGTCGATGTAGCGTTCAACTGCGGTATGTAAAGCGGTACCGCGCGTGCTTGCGTGACGTGACACCCTCGCCGCTTCAACTTCACCGACTCGTGCTCTCCATTCTTGAAGCGCTCCCTTATTGCGAATGCCCAAGACAGTAGTAATACTAGGATAGGCTTTACCACTAGGAGTCGTGTAGAAACGACCAGACACTGTTGTGTTTGCTTCTAGATCTCTATAACCAAGATCTAGAGGAGAGTGAATAAATTTTTTTCGATTCATTAGAGAGTATCCCAGTCAACAAACATCTTTTGCTGTATTTCCTTGTCTCTTCGATTGTCATCAAAGCGATTCTTTTTATACTTTTTGTTTCGTGAACGGTCATCATGATTGTCATCATAATAACTTTGTCTTTTTTTATTGTCTCTATTTTTTCTACTGCGTCCCATATCTCAACGGGTTTCTATTTTTGTGTGTCTCCCACTTGCTTTTTTTACTTTGTTTAGCACGTCGTTCCATCCTGATCCTGCTCGCTGAAGAATAGTCTTGCCACCGTCATATGATATGCCTGGCGAAGATATTATTCGTTTTATATGACCCATAGCTGCGCATTGTGGGCAACCTTCATTTAATGGCGCGTCACGCATATCCATTGGTAGACTAGCGTCCCATGTATGGTCACACGCAGCGCAGTTATATGTGTATGTCATATTATTCTATTCCTAAATTTGGAAAAGCTTTTTTTACAACAGATGCCGTAAGCAGTGTATATTTTTTATGCAACTTTTTATCTTTCATAGCGATCAAAATTTCTGCATCAGATTCATGTACATTTTCAAGTAGCTTTATAAAAGCCATTTCCTTTTTAATCCTATTGTAATTATTACTTCCAACGACAAGACGCGGCAATACGTCAATTTGTTTTCTTAACGGAGAAAAGCGCATTCCGGCCGGGTTTGGACTTGGAGTGTATGGAGGAGCGCCAGGCGGCAGATCAAATTTTATATCAGCTCTAAATGCAACTTGAAGTATTGTCTTTAGTTCATAAGACTCGTTTTCTTGAAGGATGCGGACGCGCTCGGCAGCTTTATCGGCGCCTTGTACACTCTCAAAAATTTCAAATGGATGCTTTGCTCTGTTGTTTGATGCAGTCTGTGGTCTCATAACGTATGTTTTATTTATGTGTAAAAAATTCTTCGGCACAAGATACAAGCATGTTGCACCGCTTCGAGATAAGATAGTTAAGTATCTTAGAGTTGCCAACTGTAGGACATTCAGAATAAGCAGACAAGATTGCGGTCTTTACAGTTTCTGGAGTTTTACTAAGATCAATTACTGTACTGTTGCGAACATAGTTGCGATAGACTGTTTCTGGAAGCACACTTTGTAGTTTACCTTCATGTGCAGCTGCAATCCATGTCGCCATTTTTGTTGAGCTGAGAGGAGTTTGACGACCACCATCGACAAATACTGTATCACTTGACAACACGTTTGGAATGCCATCGCCGCTGTCACCACGAAAGATATGCTCATAGAGATAGTTGGCTGGGTTTTTATCACTCAACATCTTTTTAGTCATAGGACTATATTGAGAGACGTTGTCATACTTTTGTAGCTGAATAAAGTCTTTATCTGCACTAATAATCATTACAGGCTCGTGCTGACCAAATTCTTGAGTCGACTCGACTAGTGTGCCTATAACATCATCTGCTTCAGCGCCTTGTACAGTCACGACTGGATATGGCAGATGCTCTGCGATTTCGTCGCGTATTTTGTTTATAATAGAGAAAATTTCTTTCCAGTCGAGGTCAGAAGACTCTCGACTTTTCTTACGACCAGCCTTGTATTGTGGATAATAGTCTTTACGCCAGCTGCCACCATCGCAGGCAA